CAGCATCTTGCTTGGGATTGCGGTAAACCCGGCATTGTCCTATGGTCGGTATCTGATCCATTAATATATGGACACCCAGAAAATACTAATTTATTAAAAAGCCGAGATTATCTAGCTAATAATCAGTTTCTATGGTGGGATTTCACCGAATATAATGCTGATGCCTTTGTAAAACCCGAAGAAGTGATAAAATACCTTTAAATTCCAGATAAGATAAGACTGATTAATAATTTAATATCTGGAGTAGGTATGGCTGATGAAATACAAAAAGAAATTGTTAAAGAAGCTATTAAAGAATGGCTAAATGAAAAAGCCGCTGAATTTGGCTGGTTTTCCTTAAAAACTATCGGATATGTAGTAATTGCTGGCATTGGCTATGCTTGGCTAGTTACTCATGGCTGGTCATTGCCAAAATGAAATGCCAGACCCATTCGGTATTTCTGAAGGCACAAAAGTCCTTGCAGAATCTTTACATTCAACTAGAGATGCTTCTAAAGGTCTTTCAAAGCAAATTGAAGGCATACAGCAAGATGGTATAGATGTAGCCCAAAAAAAAGCGCATGAAAGGCGCAGGGCGCAAAGAGAAGCAGAATTAAAAAAGCAAACAGCGCTGATTAAAGCGCTAGAAGATTGGAATCAAAAGAAACAAATTAGCGACAAGGAAGCAAAATTAAAAATAGATTTTGTTAAAAGATATGGCGCTAAAGAGTGGGATGCGGTTTTGAAGATCAAATTAGATATTGAGAATCTGGAAAGAAAAAACAATGAAGCCTTCCAGCATGATTTGAAAGCGGTTCGCAAAGTACAGTTTTATTGTTTTGCTTTAGCGGCTTTAATTGCTTGGTATTTGACTTGGGGAATAAAATGAATGAAATACTAAAACATATTCTTACTGGAAAAGATAATCAAACCCATGACATTGCAAAATGGGCATGGATGCTTGGATTTTTGTTGGTAGGTTGTTCAGCTATATATTTAATATATACAGGCAAAGATATTAGCCTTACTGAATTGGCTGGTGCGCTTGGGATTGTTTCTGGTTCTGGTGCGGCTTCTGTTGCAGGAAAACAAATGGCTGGTGCAGAGCCAGAAGGCAAATAATGGGATTCTTAATCACTTTACTTAATGGCGGCGCTGGAATTTATGTCAAAATTGGACTTGTTGTTATGGTGCTACTTGGCGCTTATGGTGCTGGCTGGCATAGTAGGGATGTTGATTTCAGCGCATACAAAGCTGAAGTTAAGGCAGAAGCCGACAAGCAAATTGCAAAGAATGAATCAATCCAAAAACAACAGGAATTAGTTAAAAAGGGTATCCAAGATGAATATGATGCGAAACTTAGTTTATTGCGCCAGTATTACTCTAATGGGGTGCGCCAGCAATCCAGTAGCAGTTCCCTGCCCCCCAATTCAGGCATCGCCCCCAAGCAGTTTGATGCTCTCGCCGCCTACAATGTTCTTGCTGGACAATGTGCGGAAACAACCTTAATGTTAGTAGAATTACAGAAATGGTTAAATGAACAAATGGGGATTAAATGACATCAGAACAATTAGCCCAATTAGGTATTAACCCTGATTGGTTGCCACACTTACAAAAGGTTTGCGATAAGTATTCAATTAATAATGTAAACCGCCAAGCCGCTTTTCTTGGACAATTAATGCATGAATCTAATAACCTAAAGACCATGCAAGAGAATTTGCATTATTCAGCCAATGGTTTGAAATCTGTTTGGGGATCGCGATTTCCTACAGATGAAATTGCCAATAAATATGCCAATCAGCCAGATATGATAGCCAATAAGGTATATGCCAATCGCATGGGCAATGGTGATGAAGAATCTGGTGAGGGTTGGAAATACAGGGGCAGAGGTTTGATTCAATGCACAGGCAAAGACCTTTATAAAACCCTATCTGATGCGCTTAATGTCGATTTAATTAATGACCCAGATATGTTGTTACAACCACCTTATGCCGCAATGTCGGCTGGTTGGTTCTGGAATAAAAAAGGATTAAATGATCTAGCAGATCAAAATAATTATGAAGCCACCAAAGAAATGACCAAGCGCATCAATGGTGGATTTAATGGTTTAGATGATCGCATTGCTAAGATTGAGCAAGCTAAAAAAATATTGACAGCCTGATAGCAATAGGCTGGACTGTCAGCAACCCCGGTAGTATTGCGGTGCTATCTGCCACTATCCATTAAAAGGGAACATCAGAATCTATATCAGCCAAACTGCTTGATGCGGCTGGTGCATTTTCTTTTGGTTTAGGTTCTGCCAAAGAAATCCATCCATCCCAAGTAACTGGGATTGCTTCTAGTTTGATAGCCAATCCCCCTTGTTTGGTATCAACACAAACTCCAATCTTCTGCCAGCGGTTCTTTTCATTGCCGCTTTTATCGGTATAAGTGCCATTTTTTACAATACAGTCATATTTAATGCCCATTATTTCTCGCTTTCAATTGTGAGTAAATTTGTTTAACTTCATCTAAAAACTGCTTAACTTCATCTTCTATTTGCTGGATATATGCTTCATCCCTATCCAAGCGCACTACAAACAATTGCAACTCAGGGGGCAATCTAGGGTCATAGGACACAAAATCAGTCCATAATCGCCCTGTACAAGCCATCTGTGTTTGCATTTGTGGGACATACTTTGCCGGGGGAACTCCAGCTAATAAATAATCAATATGGGTCGATGTATTTGGACATTTTATTTCCAAATTTCCTTCAGACCCTATTAATCCATCTGGGCTACAACCAAACCATTCAATTGATGGGTGTTGTATAAAGGCGACAGTTTCTACAAAGTTCCCAGAATGGACTTCATAAGCCATTCTAGCCAGCGGTTCGGTTTCTGTACCCCAAGCCATAGCCGCATTGGTAAAACTGCTTGTAGGTGTGTTTGTGAGCCTTTCAACCACCAAATCCATCTTATAGTTCTTGCGCCCTGCTGATTCTCCCGATTTAATCTTAGACATAACATCAGAAACCCGGCTGGCTGTTACTTTGCCAAGCCGGATTTGATGCCATTCTTCTGTTCCCTGTTTAATTTCTAAATCAATCATCCCGGCAAATGGGATGGGTTCTAAAGAATTAAGCCGATCTTCTGTTGTAAATGTTGTCATAGGTTTTTATAGTGTCCTGTAGTTGTTTTGCATATTCTGATGCCGCTTCTGCCGCTTTTCCTGCTGATTCCCAATCACTCTTTAAACAAAACAAATGGCAGTTTTTGATTGCTACTTGGGTATCTAAGTAAAGTTCTGAATAGTCTTTTGTTTGCATGGCTTCCTACTGTTGGTTGAATTAAAAATAGCATCCTGTGGGTTGCATCTTTTTTGTCTTTGCATTTCTGTTGAATAATCCGAATCGCAATCATCGCAAACCGAAGCTACTTCATGGGCATAATTCCTTGCATCTTTCCATGATTCATATTTGGCTTTTGATTCAAAACAAAGTGGATACCAACTATTCTGCTTCATCATCTGGCATTTGATCGGTTGGGCGCATTTGGATTAATTGAATATCATCCAGTTCTGATTGTTCCCATTTAGTCATAAATTCCTTAGACAAAGCATTAACCGCCGCCATCCAGCCCATTTCAAAATATTCTTCTGATGCATAGACCGCTTTAGGTATCTTATCAAATTCCTTTTGTGCAAATGGATTCATACCTTATGCTTTCGCTGTTTCTGCCAAATCTGTTGCACTTTCGGATCAATAAATATAGCATCAGAATCATCCAATGTCCTATGAAATAATGCTTTAAAATCAGCCCATTTCTTTTTATAGAATTCCTGTTCACTTGCCGGGACATAACCATAAATCTTGCGCCAGCGAATAGTTATATCGGTACTTGCGGCTGTATAAATAAAATCTCTATCTATCATTTTTACTCCTATAGTGTTGATCGGATTGCCTTTTCAGACAATTAGCGCACTTCCAAACTTTTGTTTTATTTCTTAATACTAATTTAAAACCTTTTGCTTCTCGCATTACTTGACAACTAACACAAAACTTCTGATCCATCCCAACCTACTTTCAAATATTTGTATTCTGCGGCATCACTTACTGCGGTTAATTTATTGCATACATCACAAGTATCTAGCCAGACCCGATAATCATGGTTTCTGGGTTTTTCTGATCCCCATTTAATTCCACAATCAAAACAAACATTATCAGGTTGTTCTTGGGCTAATCGCATTGAGTTCTACCTTTTTCTTTTCATAAATTGGTTGGATTTGCTCTTTTTGTTTTTTGGTTTTTAACTCAGCCCATGCTAATCCAAAAACAGTTTTAAGTTCATCTGCGGTTTTACAGTTTTCTAATTGAGCAATAATTTTATCTGTTGGTGATTCTTCTGGTTCATCCCAAAATTCATCCCCTGCATACAATGATAAACCAATCCCGGTACATATTGCGATGCACTTTACCAGCACCCTTTTTTGAGCATTATTAACAGCCATTGCTGTAGGGTTCATAATTGGTTTATTGCTGTTATCTTTAACTGGCAGATATTCAGTCATAGTTTTGCCAAATGCGGTAACAGAACAATTAACCATCAGAGTGCCATTGTAAATTTGCGACTCTCCATAAGTCCAATTGGCTTCTGGGTCATGTTGTAACAAAGTATCAACAGCATAAGTCCAAGGCAAATAATTAAATTTACCCATCTTTTTGATTTCACCAGATACATCTATTGTTCTAAGTTCTTTGTATTTACTCATGTCATATCCCTACAAAATTTAATAAAATCAGCAATTGCAATTACACAAAATAAAGCCCACCAAATCCAACTTACATCCCCATGAAAGAAAAAGAAAGCAACAAGTAGCATTATCATTTTCTATCCTTTGGCGGTTGTTTATTGTGGGTCGGATACACAGGATAAACTGGTTGCACCGGGCTAATCATTTGCTCAATTGCCATCTGTGTATATTGCATGGCTTGAATAGTTCTTTTTCTCATTTTTCTTGATTCCAAAGTTGCAAGCAAATATTTGCAATTACAAAAATTACAAATGCCCAAGTAGCCGCACCAGACAAACCAAAAAACCAAATTAAGTAGTTAATCATGGACAGCCCTTTCAGCAGAGTTTTCCCAGTATTCATAAATGCAAGTAGAAATGATTAGACCAATCTTTTCTTTTTCATTATTTTGGAGTGCTTCAATCAATGTAGCCCAATGATCCCCAAAGAAAGCATCATTCATAAATGCTTCTTTGATATTTTCTTCTAAGTCCGGGCTAAAGTCGCCATTAAGCAACTCAGCAATTTCTTCATCAAAATCTTCTTCATCTTCTGGCTCATAATAGCGATCATGCATAGACATTCCCATGATTAAAACCCCCATCCGAACATTGCGCCAAGAATTACACCTAAAACAATTACACCAATAATTTCATAGGTATTCATGTTATCTCCTTGATGAATATTTAAAGAAATCAATACCAACTGCTTTTTTGGTAAATATTACTTTGCCAAGTGCTTCATCGAAATAAGCAATAGTGCTAAAGGCAAGCGGATTTTCTTCATGCAATTCAAGCAATACATGGTCAATCCGGGCGGCAATTTGCTCAGTAATGCCAACTGGCAATCTACTCCATTCTTCCCGGCTTACTTTGCTGGATGCATTAATAAGGCGCTGTTGTTGCTGTAGTGTTAAAGGGTTTTTCATATTTTCTCTTATGGTAAAGCCCCGAAGGGCGGTTGATTAAAATTTACTGCGAGTAGGGTTAGTATTCCAAATTGCTCTTTCAGCGGCTTTCCAGCTTGTATTGCCTACTTGAACTCTTTTGCCAGTTTTGGAATGAAGATGCATTTCTTCTGTGCCATCATTGAATTGAACTAGTGTGGCTACATGACCTGTAGTCATTGTTAAATATTCTTCTTTGTAGTCAGGTTTAATTACTGTTTGGATGTTTGTAACTTTCATTTGTAATTCCTTTCGGTTGTTGATGTAATAACTTTAATCCTGTTTTTTGCTAAAAAACTTGACCTAGATCAAGAAAATGAAAAATAAATGAATTGTTGTATTATTGCCAAATGACCAGCCTAAATCAAAGAACTGTGGCACTTCTCAAAGACCGGGGATACCAATGCGATATAGTCGAAAGCTACAATGCCTTCACAAAAAGAAAAAAAGACTTGTTTGGAGTGTTCGACATATTGGCTATTGGAAAAGGCGAAACAATTGGAGTGCAGATTACCAGCAAGTCCAATATTGCCGCTAGAATCAAAAAAATAGAAGAATCTGAGTATTTACCCCTATTGCTGGAAGCTGGCTGGCGAATTATTGTTTTTGGATGGTTTAAAAAAGACAATGGGCGGTATGATGTTAAGGAATTTGAGTTTTAGAAGTACAATCTATGGACAGGCTAGGGTCATACCCGAAAAGTCGATTAGTCACCGATCTGCCAAGTCCACCTATTGACTGCTTTTGACAAGGCAATTATGAATTTTTATCCTTTCCATATTGGCGATTACATATCGCACACTAGCCATTTAACAGATGAAGAAGATTTGGCATATCGCCGAATGATCGATCTTTATTATTTAACTGAAAAGCCATTTGATGATATTGTTTTGCTTTGCCGAAGGGTTAAAGCAGAACTAGCTATTGTTGAAAACTTGTTAAATGAATTTTTTATTTTTGAAGATGATGGTTTTTGGCATAGCAAAAGGGCTGATATTGAAATAGCTAAATATCAATATTTGAAGGAATCAGGTAAGAAAGGTGCTGAAATAAGATGGGGAAATAGGGAAGAAAAGCTAACCCAAAGCATACCCAATAGCACCCCTAATGCCACCCCATTAGCAACCAAGACCATTACCAAGACCAATACCAAGACCAAAGTAAATACTATACCCACCCCTGCCGGGGTGAGTGGTGATTTATGGGATGATTTTTTGATTTATAGGAAAAGACTTAAAGCACCAGTAACAGATCGAGTATTGGCAAGATTAATAAAAGA